TGTCCAAGCTCAAGAAACAAGTTGAGAAGGGAGAACAAGATAAAGTAGGTCCAGCTACAAGCAAGATGGCTGCGCTTTACGGCAAGATGGAAGCGCTGCGGCAAGACCTTGCCATACTACAAGATCAACCTGTTCAACGTCTTGACGTACAGCCTATTACTGCGCTGCCGTTTGATTTAGAAGCCCTTGAGAAAGCGCAGCTTGGGAAAGTCCAAGAAGCTACCGAAAAGAAAAAGCAGGAATACGCGCAACGTATTCAAGATATTGATAAACAGATTGCCGAAGCTAAAGGCGTACAACGCGCTCAACTTGGCAAGAAAAAGAAACTGCTGCTCAGGCAAAAAGAAATCTTTGAAAACACAGGCGGCAATGTTGACCTTCAAGCACTTGAGCTTGCCGAAGCCTTTGAAAACGCTAGGATGGGTACGGTACGTGCCGATAAGTCCATACCCCGTATTTCTGAAGAACAGCTTGCTGCACAGATAGGCGCATACAAAGCTGACATTGCGGCTATTGATAAGTCGCTTGCGGCAAAAGGCAAGAAAGCTATCGAAGGACCGTTACGCGATACGCTCATAACGGCTAAAGATAATCGTCTGGAAGCTATCAAAGAGATCCAGACACTGATCAATGCTTCTAACGAACGTATTGCTACGATCATTGACGAAAGCTTTAACAAGCCAAAAGGTACGCCAAAGACACGCGCTACGGAAGCAGCCAAGCTGCAATACGAAATTGATGCCATGTCTTACTCAGCACCGGCTGTTAAGAAGGCTGCTAAAGATTACGGGTTTAAGAGTGCGGAGTACGCACGTGCCCTACGTGATGCACGACGTAATGCAATGGCGCATATGTCTGAGCTTGAGAATGTGCCGCAAGCGCACAGCGTACGGGATTACTTTGAACGTAAGGGCATCCTGAAGTCACGTGGACAAGTAGAGAATCCAACCACGGTTGCACAAGTTCGTAAGGTTATTCAAGGGGCGTTCCCATTAGTAACCGATTGGGATAACAAGAATGTGTACGTCTACCCTGACGTTAAATCTCTTGGGAAAAACATTGGCGAATACTACAACGTCCCAACCGACGCTCGTGGTTTTGTAACGCCTTACGGCGAAGTGTATTTAATTGCCAGCAATATCACCAAAGGGCAAGAGCTTGCGGTATTCCTCCATGAGGTAGGTGCGCACGTTGGCTTCCGTAATATGCTGGGCGATGCGCAGTACAAAGCGCTTGTTAATCAGGTTGAAACTTGGGCTAAGCGTAATGACGGATCACAAGAATCCAAGATTGCTAAAGCAGCCATGCAGCGCGTTGAGTTTGCGCTTAAAGATGACATGGGTGGCATTGACGAGCAGGGTCGTCGAAAAGCTAGTCGAGCTGGAATTGATGAAATTCGTGATGACGAGATACTGGCTTACTTTGTAGAAGAAGCAGTTATAGCTGGCGTTAACCCCACAGAAAAAGGCAAAGGTCCGGTTGCTGGTTTCTTGTACCGCCTGTACGAGAACTTCAAAAAGATTATTGGCAAACTACTTGGGCCTGACTTTGCCAAAGAAATTAAGAACATGACCGCGCAAGACTTTGTGGACTTTGCGTACGGTGCTGCTGATTTTGAACTGCGCGGTGAATGGCATGGCACGGGTGTGACATTCCAAGAGTTCGACCATTCATACATGGGCACTGGCGAAGGTTTACAAGCGTACATGTGGGGTACGTACACGGGGACTACACCGGAGACTTCTCTTGCATATGCCAGACAAGAACTAGAGAAAAAGCTTCAGTTAAATAAACCCAAAATAAAGTTTGACTATAAGACAGCCGTTAAATTTAACGGAAAAACACGTGCAGAATTGTCCGTAATAGGGGACAAGGCGTTCAGTAAATATATGGAAGCTATTCAGCTTGCTAATGCTGAAGAATTTTCAGAATTAAGAAAAGAATACACAAAAATAGAAGACACTGTCAGTTTGATCGACATGTTTACGCACTATATTGATATGGCCGTTGAGTTTGGAGAAAACAAAGAAGTATACAGAGCCTTAGTTTTAAACAATAACGCTAAACTTGTTGAGGCGTTAATCAGGCGATTAAAAATTGATCGGGATTTAGATAGTTATAGCTTTTCGCCTGAAGAGCTAAACAAACTTTTAAAAGATTTTTCTTTTGACTACAGTGTTTCTACTCCAGACAAATCTTCTGCATATCTAAAACGTGTCATTCGTGAGCGCAAAGAAGATGAATATTGGGAATTAGAAAAACCGCTAAGCGAACAGTCTAAACACGTTCAACAATCTTTTGACGCGTTATTAAATGATTTGGCAAGCCCCGAAGATGCAGCTTTATTGAAAGAGCAACTTGAAAAAGATAACGACCGTTTTACTGCCGCAAATTTATTTCCTGCGTATTTATATGCAAAAAGTAAAACTACCTACGGCAGTCTTGGAGTTCCTAGACGTTCCAAAGTTGGAAAAATTTTAGCTATTTCTGTTGCAGACGATCAAGTTCCTGCTGATCAACTTGTTGCGTTGCAACAAAAGTATTTTAAAGAAGTGCTTCAGAACCCGGAAAAAATACTTAGAAGTTCTGAAATCCATAAGGCTGCGGCTGAACTACTTTGGACTTATGGAATTGCAGGCAATAAACACCGAGGCGCAAAAGCTGATAATTACGTTAACTTCTACGATAAGCAGCAGCAAATCCTTACAGCCGCAGAAGTAAGTGACCTTGAAGAAAGTGTTAAAGGCGTACTGGGTACAAAAGGTCCAACGCGTAAATTATTGCTCTCAGTTAATTACCCCGCTGATATGCCTGCCAGTGTTGCGGACACGGTTCAACGCATCACAGGCGCTGAGCAAGGTGTTGTTGAGCGGTTAAAAAATACCCTGCGTGGTGGGGAGTTTAGAGCGCGGTTTGTTGACAGGCTAGATCCGCTTGAGCAAGTGCTCAAACACGCTAAGGACAACGAACTGGCGCAAGCACAGCAGATGTTTGAGGCTGTGTACTACGCACGGATGCACGACCAGCGCATGAACTTTACGGCTGCTGTGGTTAACCACGGTGGTATGAAGATGGTGCAGCGTCCCAAAGCTGACGGCACGATGGAGTACATCCCAGAGGCTGGGTTTGGCGTTAGCTTGCGTGAGATCTCTGAGTCATTGCGCGAGTCAGGTATTGACGCTGACGCTGCCAACCGTTTGTTCACAACCTACATGGCCCACCAACGCGCTAAGAACAACCCGAACGTGGGCTTGCGCAAGCTGAACTTCAATACTGATCCTGCTAAGGGTGGCATTTCGGTGGACATGCTCAAGGATGTTGACGCTTACATCAACTCCAAACCTGAGATTAAAGACGCCTTTGAAAAAGCGCGTACTCAATACAACGAGTACAACAAGAACCTCATCAACTTCCTTGAGGCTACGGGCGCTATTTCCAAAGACCTTGCCAAGACGCTCAACAGCACCAAGGACTACATCCCCTTCTACCGTGTTGATGAGAAGAAGGAGCAGGTGTTCCTGAGCATTGGCACAGAGGATGTACCCATCAACATTGGCAGCTTGAAAGAGCAGCCGTACTTACGTGAACTTGTTGGTGGGAATGAACACATCGTTGACTTCTTTACCAGCTCGGTTCAAAACACCACCATCCTGACTGACATGGCGCTGCGCAATTTAGCGTCAAGCCGTGTAGCAACGTCTCTCAAATCCCTTGGGTTTGCCGAAATTAAGCCTAACGCTAAGCCTGAAGGTCCGAACGTTGTGCGCTTCAAAGTTAATGGGGAAACGCAATCGGCTGTGCTAAGCGAGGACAAGCTTGACGAGCTGGGTATTGACGCAAGTATCTTGGTCAAAGGGCTTGAAGGCGTGTCGATGACGCTACCGTTTATGGCGCGTATGTTTACAGGCCCAGCACAGGTACTACGTAAGTTTGTTACCCGCAACCCTGTGTACATGCTGCGTCAGATTGTGCGGGATACGAGTGCCGCAGCGTTGGTAACTGGCGCTGACATTACGCCTGTGTTCTCAGCTCTCAAGCAGTTCCCCTCGATGGTTAAAGGTACAAGTAACGTAGAGGAGTTGCTGAAGAAGCGTGGCATATTTGGTGGGCAGACCATTACAGGCTCGCCAGAAGATATGGCGAAGCTGTTGCGTGATCTGGCTAAAGGCGGCAAAACGCTGAACTTCCAACTTGCGCGTCTTGATGAGCTGTCAATGAAGGCTGACGCTGCCACACGTATGACGTTATATGAGGACTTCCGTGCCAAGGGTATGTCGGAGATGGAAGCCACACTGGGGGCGCTAGAGTCGATGAACTTCGGACGGCGTGGGTACTCTCCAACAGCTTATATGTTGAGCATGTTAGTGCCGTTTATGAATGCACAGATCCAAGGTCTGGATGTTGTGTATCGTGCCTTTACCGGAAAGATGTACGGTGAGAGTCAGCTTGATGTGCGTAAGAAGTTAATGACACGCGGCGCGATGCTCGCCGCTACTGCCATAGCTTACGCAGCACTGATGCAAGATGACGAGGCGTACCAGAATGCACCCCCTGAAGATAAGTACAACAACTTCTTTGTGTACATCCCCGGTGTCAGTGAACCACTGCGTGTGCCCATCCCGTTTGAATTAGGGTACATCTTCAAGGCACTGCCTGAGATGGTGTTCAACATGGCGACAACTGATGAGACTTTGCAGAAGAACATCCCTGCGCTTAAGTCAATGGTCGTCAACAGCATACCCATCGGACTGCCACAGTTCATCAAACCTGCGCTTGAAGTTGCTGTGAACTACTCCTTCTATGGTGGTCGTGCAATTGAAAGTCAGCGTGAGCTTGATATGACCAACGCTGAGCGTGTGCGTCAAAACACAACAGAGGTTGCCAAACTGCTCAGTAAGATGACTACGGTCACGGTGGGGTCCAAAGAGTACGGACTGTCACCCATTGAAATTGATCACTTGATGCGTGGTTACTTTGGAGGGCTTTTACCTGCGCTAATGAGCGTGGCTAACCCTGTGCTTGAGGAGCCGACCAAGGTTAAACCTGAGACACGGGCAAGCGGCACTGTTTTGATCGGTGGGTTGTTCCAGCCTAAAGATGCAACAGGTCTTATCAACTTTGCCTACGAACAAGTGTATGACATTCAGCAACGCCAGCGTACGCTCAAAGAGCTTGAGAACACAGGTCGTGCGGCAGATGCGGACATCTTCTACAAAGAAAATGAATTCCTGCTTGACCTGACTAAGGACGCAGGGCGCTTCAAGAAGAAGATGGGTGACCTTGCTGCTGAAGAACGTGTAGTGCGCGAAGACCCCGACATGACGCCTGCTCAAAAGCGCAAGGAGCTTGATGAAATTAGGGCTGAGCGGATCGCATTTGCCAAGGATATGATAGCTGCTGTCGCTGAAAGTAAACGCCAAATTGCCCGTTGACAATGCACGTGGTGTGCTTGATGTGAAAGATATGCTGCTCTGTTGCTGAGCGAAATGCTTTCTGTATAGTAAGTTCTGGATTGAGCGTAGGTATGAAGAAACCCCCTCCCGGTGGGGTTTGCTCCCACGGGAAGGTAAAGTCAGTCTTCGATTTCTGGCATTGAGATTCTGATTGCATTGACGCGCATTCCCGGTCCACGGGTTTTCTTCATTAGATCAGTCTTACCGTACGTGACACGGTAGATACGCTCAATCTGTTTCTTAAAGTCAGCGTACCCAAAACTCATCGTGGCGCAGTACGACTTCAGTAAGTTTTCTTCAATGATGTAATCAATGTATCCCGGCGTCAGTCCGTGTTCAACGCGCCCTGCAATCTCAGACCGAGATATGGTTTCGTCAATCACACCACCATCACCAAGTGTCGCAGCAAGCGTACCATCGACAGCCTTGATGACAACAAACTTACCGTAAAACTCACGTGTGTAGCTGTTGAGTACATCCTCAACCGTACGTTTGCTGCTCTTCACTGTTTCCCTACTCCTGAACACAAGGTCACGAAAGACCCGCATGATGCGCTGCACAGGGAGGTCAATAATCCCCATGTACTTGTTACCCATAACGGCAGCGCCTGCAATACAAGCAGTACACCCCGCAGTCCAGAAGCGTTCATCATCAGATGACCTGAACTCCATGCGCACATGTTTTTCAATTTTCTTATACAGCTTCTGCGCTTCCAGTGCGTTTTGTGACAGCCATTGTGCATACAGGGGACCAACAAGTCCGTAGTTTTGTGAAAGCGACACAATCACATCACGCTCATGATCATCCCACGTCAACACGTTTGTGAGCGTTAATTCAAGCACACGGCGCAGCTCACCTTCAGAGGAGTGCTTGCGGTTACCCGTCATGTAATCAACCACGTGCGTGTTTGATGCCATCAATGCAAGCAGTGACCACGCTGTAGTGTTGAGCCTCTCCTTGTTAGCGCCAGACTCCATACGCTCTTTGCCCTTGCCCTCGCTAAAGTCAAAGACCATAGCTGGGAACCATTCAAAGTCGCGCCTGTTCTTAACAGTGATTTCATCAGAGATCAATGGTATTGAACCCAACATACCTGCGTGGTGCAGCATGGCTACGTCTGATGTGGAGCGGCTAACGCGAAGGTGATCAGGATGCCCCCAAACACTTGCTGCTAAACGTAGTGCTAACGATTTACCCGTACCAGATTCTGTTGACCCAAGGTGAAACGTCAGCCCCGCCAATTTACTAAAAGCCATGAAGGGGGAACCTAGACCCACGCACAGCATGGCTAAGATTTCATCCAAACCTTTTTCAATCAAGACCTGAATGACATCTTTCCATTTTTCTAGAGCGCCCATTGAGCGCATACTAGTTGTGATGTTTTGAAGATCCGGCATGGGCACCCTCCGCGCCATACCGTTTTGATACACCATGCCACCATGAACAAAAGGCGTGTTGTGTCCTGTTATCAACCTGTCAGTGTTCTGCCACCCGTAGCTTGACGGGATGATGAGCGGTGTTTGAGATACGCTGGCACTTTCGACACACCCACGCACGTAGTCAAACAAGTTCTTGTCATTACCTGCGCCAAACGAAGCGATGATGTTTTGCGCTGCCAGCGTTTTGAGTGTTTCATCTTTACTGACTACGGACTTTTGATTTAATAGTATGTCGTGGTATTCGTTGTCACGTTCAGTCACCATGTGGACAACGTGTTCGCCCGTTGGCTGCTTAAGAATGTCCACCGCGAATAAAGTGTACGGCAGCACCATCACTGATTTTTTAGACTTATTACCTTGATCATCCTCAAGCGTTTTGTCTGCAAACACACCTCCCTTAGCACCGTAGCTAAATCCTCGTGGTGGGGCAGGGCGCGTAATCTGGATGGGTAAAACTTCTTCCTCATCCTGTATCTCAATTTGTTTCTCAGTGTTGTCTGTTATTACAGTCCGGCACAACACTAAAGGGTTAGTTATCTTTCCCCAGTGCGGACACTTTGTGCAAACGCCCGGATTCTCGCTATCCATCTTGACGCACGGATACGGGCCTTTAATGTCGCGCAGCTTCTGGCGCATACGATCTTCGTCATACGGGTGCATCTCCGAAATGCGGCTCGCATAGTCACCTCCATCTGTACAACGCGTTGTCCAAGATAGTAAGCCTCGCCATAGCGGTTCCATTCCGTCTTCGCTGGCGTGTTCTTTGTAGTATTCAAGCTGTCTGCACCCCGTGCCTTCAATTGTTTTGATCCACAGGATCTTAAACTCACTTTGAAGATTGTCCAGTAGCTTTATGCTTGTAGTGCCTTCTGCAAACTTAGGACGCTCTCCTTCAATCTCAACCTTCTGCGCCAGCATGGGGCTGTAAGCATGACCGTTTAGTTTTTTAATCAGGTGATTTGAGAACGCATCAAACTCAAACGCTTCAGGTTTTGCTTCAACCATGATGCGCACAGCACGAGGCTTGGGGTACTTAGGCTTGAAGTTGACTGTCCCCGGTATGCGCAAGACACGCGCTGCATCAGCAGTCACGGTGTTATCAATACGCATGTTCTCCTGAGCGCACAAACGCTTTAAGTTCTCTGCAACAGGTTTCCAAACGTCAATAGAAACGTTTTCTGTGAAAGGCCAATACACATGTAGCCCTCCACCCGAATCAACAACAAGCGGTTGCCCAAGCTGCGCGAGGTCTGTCTTCTCAAGAAATACGTCAAGCGCCTCCGCAGCATCACGCTTGGTTTCGTAACCGTCCAAGTCTAAAAAAGCAGCACGTATGTACTCAGCGTTCTTTGCTGTACGGTTTCCTTCTTCTTTGAACGTAGCCAACGCAAAGTAAACGTCCCGCCTGTCCTTAACCCACTTATCTACGACATGTTCAAACTCTCCTAAATTTGTTGAGAAAACGTGTTCTTTCTTTTTACTTGTTAGCTCGGCTATGCAGTACACACCTGTCGATGGGAGCACTGCCGCCAAAAACTCTTGCGGTTGCATGAAAACTCCACAGGTCAGAACAGGGGTAGCTGGCGCTCGTCTTTTTCTTCAGTGTTGTTGGGAGTGTGCGTTTCTAGGTAGCGAACCATGCGCCGTACAAGTTCTTTTAGAAACTCTGGCCCCACCTCATCCCAATGTATTTCACAGTAGTTAAGCAACTCCGTGTCTGTCAGGCTTGTAGGTTGTATGTCTCGCATATATGTCTCCATGCGTGATCGGCTGTTGGTTGCCTCTCAAGAATATTAATAAGTTCTTGTACACGTGAACGGTACGCAGGTGTTACCTCAACGCCCGATAGCCAGTTATAAACTGTTTGCCTAGTAGCACCAGTAAATTTGGAAATACGTAGTACAGAGAAGTCTCGATGAATTGCCCAACGTCCAAGGCGCGAACCAAGGGAGCGCGGGGCATGTTTCACAATATTTTTTGTGCGGTCAGAATAGGGCATAGTGTTTAAGGGGGCGCTAGCCCCCGGTTAATTACTCGTCGTCAGTGTCCCACTGCGCTACGGTAGCAGCAATCCCCGACTTCTTAGGTACAGCGTTAGTAGGGGTTGACTCTTTACGCACTGCGGGTTCTTCATCTTCCTCAGCAACTTCAACAGCTTTCTTCTTTGCTGCTTTAGGTTTTGAACCTTCAAGCGAAGGTACTGCGGGAGCAGCTACAGGTTGCACGGCTGCGTATGACATGGCTACAAGTTTGCGAACTTCTTCCGATTCAACCTTCTCTGAAACAGATTCAAACTCATCATCCGTCAACCAACGCATAGCCTTGAAGAACAGCTTGGGCACTGCCGCTTTTGTATCAAACTTCATGCGCGTAACAACGTGCTCAGGGTTGATGTCTTGTGCGGCCAGCCAACGTGCGTATGCCTGTAAGGGCATGTCACCGTTAACTTCTTTACCAAAGATACTTGTAGCCGGTAAGCTGAGGGCTAGTGCATCACCCGTAAGATCATTGGCAAGTGTTACAGCAATAGGTTGCTTAAACCCACAAGCGCGACTGTTACCTTCACCGCTGCCCTGAATATTTTTAGGACAGTCGGCGCAGTTGTGGTGCTGCGGTTCAGCAGCTTTCGGGTCAGGCTTATCACCATCTGCTGACCAGCAAACAGGAGGTGAGTTTTTACCTTCCTCAAACTTCTCAGCAAAAAACGTACGTCCAATTTTTGGAGCGGCAGCGACAATAACAACATCAAGATGGCGCTCATCAATTGACGCAACCTCTTTGCCATCACTGATCAAACGAAACACACCACCTTTGATGGATATGTTTTTACCTTTGCGCCCATTACCTCCACCAGTAAGTGCGGTTGAGATTGCGGACGTTTGTCCCTTTGCAAACGAAGGAACTTTGGAGGGATTAAAAACTGTTACGTTACTCATTTAGAAGGCTTCCTTACAGAAACGTCATACTCTTTATCAGAGTTAAGACCGGGGGGAACAAGCGTGGGATTGTCTTCAAGAAACTTTGCCATGTTGCTTTGGTGAATGCGCTTTTCAAACAAGTCAAGCGCATCATGCTCCGTGACAAAGGTTTTGAATGAATCCCAGTCTTGGGTGTAGTACCGTGTCTTGATAGACAAGATCACAGTTCCTTGATCGGTTTTCACCGATTTACTGCCTAGAGCCATCAACTGTTCTTTAAGTGCAGTTTTGATTTCATCTTGCTGCGCCTTAAGTTCTTCAATCTCAGACTCATATTGTTGAGTAAGCTGTTGAATGCGCGTACGAATTTTTAAGTACACCCGCGCCAGCTTATCCATAGATACTGTATCCATACATACGCTCCTTTTTGTTATGTCAAGAATTATACATGCAATTCGTCATCGTGCAACCTCCTCTTCATAAAGTTTTATCAACATGGCGTGATCTTCTACACGCTCCTCTAGCAGCTTAAACATCTTGCGCTCTATGTCACTGCCTTGTAAGTGAATGACTGTTACTTTGGTTGAGTCCTGACCAATACGATCTGAGCGAGCGATACATTGTTTATATGTTTCGACAGACATGACTGGACCCCAGAAGATGACAGTATCAGCAGCAGTGAGGGTCACGCCGTGTGATGCAGCTTGAGGCTGTATCACCAGCACACGCGGTGCGTCTTCAGTCTGAAAGCGTTTGAATATGTCTGTTCTTTTTCTTGGAGACACATCACCATGAATCATCTCATTGGTAATGCCGTGCTTGTTGAGATAGCTATGAATTGTGTCGATGCTATGTCTGAACGGCGCAAACACCAGCACCTTGCGCTGTGTCTCTTCCAGTGCTTCCATGAGTACAGACAGACGCGGCGCACAATCAAACTCCACAACTTCTTTATCGTCGGTGTACGCTGCACCTGCGCTAATCTGCAATAACTTACTAACACCCGCAGCAGCGTTGACTGCTGTAATTGTTTCTCCCGCTGCTTGTACTAGCATGAGTTCTTTCAGCAGCATGTAGTATTTTTTCTGTTGCGGTGTCAGCGGTATATCTCTTGTCTCAACAAGCACAGGAGGTAAGTCTGTACACTGTTCTTTTGTGTAACGTATTGCTGGTTGCAGTGCGTCATACACGAGCTGTGCCGCAGATTTTTTTGGAGCCCACTTAAACTGCGTGATTTTATTCATGGTCTTATCACGCCACGCTGTGAAAAAGTTTGGTACACCTGTTGGGTTAACAAGTTTGGCTAGCCCGTACGCATCAAGCGGTGACTGCGAAGCAGGTGTACCTGTCATCATCCACAGGTATGTGTGTGGCGTGATCAATGAATTGAGCGCTTTCCATCGACGGGTGCTTATGTTTTTATAAGCGTTTGCTTCGTCAACAATGACCAGATCAAACCGACCGTCAGCTTTTATTTCATTGGCGATCAAGTTCAAACCGTCATAGTTAATGATGACAAACTCGTAGTCGCCTTGCACCATTTCAATACGTCTTACTGCTTGTTGATGATGAGCAATGATTGCTGTGCGGTGAATGATGCTTTTACTTATTCCATTCATCCAAGCATCGTGCATGATGGACAGTGGACACAGTATGAGGCAACGTCTTACATAGCCTTTGTTCATTAAGTAATCAGCAGCCCACAGCGCAGACAGTGTCTTACCCGTGCCGGGATCGTTGAACACAAATGAACGTCGATGTAGTGTTAAGAACGATGCGGTTTCAATCTGATGTGCAAACGGCTTGAGCTTTCCCGGCCAATCGTATTTAGCTTTGATCGGTGACGGGACTGCCTTAACACCCAGATTGCGCAAGACGCGCATCTCATCCAAACCCCAGAACACTAACACTTCATGTAGTCCGGGCGCTACTTCTCCGAGGTTTTTACTTCTTGGTATGACAGTGTATTTGTCAGGCTTGCGCGTCCTGAGCAGCACTGCTTTGTTGTTTATGATTTGCATTTTAGTTTGTATAGCGTTACCTGTTCGGCCATGTGGTGGTGGCGTTCTAATAAATTTCTTTTGCTCATTTCACTCGCAAAACATATATCAAAGATTTCATTTGCCTCCCATGAGTTAACTTGAAACTTTTTAAGGTTGTCGCGCCACCATCCTTCGCCGTAACGTGCGGTCCACAGAGCAATTAGTTCATCATCACTTGCCGTTGTCAGCCATGTTTTTACTTGGGGGTCGAAGTCTTGTATTGCGTTTCGTAGAAGTTCCTCCACTTCGGATAGGAACTTCATGGTCGATGTGTTTTCCGCTACGGTCAATACCTTCTTTGTCATACATTCTCCTTGCGCGTTGACGCTCGATTTGGTCTTTGGTTTCTCCAGATTTCTTCTGCAATTTATAAGCGTGTTTGTAATCGCGTTTGCCGTTTACTTGTGTCATATCAATACCCCTTATTAAATTCACACGTTTTAACAGGACACCACGGACATAGTGGTGTTGCGGTTGGGTTCCACACGTTATTAGCAAACGCTGCTTCAAGACGCGCTACCCGTTCACGATAGTCTTGCCAATAGCTTGTAGCTTCTTCAAGCATGACCTTGTGCTTGACCATCGAATCCTTTACTACAAATAACAGAGCAGACTTCACCATACGTACGATGGGGAAGTGCGCAAACACCATGAGTGACATTAGCGTTAGCTGTTCTTTATCGGGGTACTTGTCTTTACCCGTTTTGTAGTCCACCACCCACGCAGTCAAACTTTCTTCGTCAACAATCAACAAGTCAGCAATACCGCGTACCCAACAGTTCTCATCTTTGAAACCACACGGGCGCAAATCAACAGTCAGCCCCATCTCATGCTCAGCGTATTTAGTCCCCGGCTTGGCAAGCAGCGCATCAATCGTAGGTTGCACAAACGAGAACTGTGGGGGTATGGGGGTGTTATCTTTCACATAATCTTCTGCGGCTTTGTGTAACTCCTTACCGTAGCGGATTTGTTCAGTGGGTTTCTGTACGTAATTCTTCAACACACGTACTTCGTGATAACGTCTTGCACACCCTTCAAAATCTTTGAGTGCTGAGTGGGACCATGCTTTCATTAGAACCTCGCTGACTTGACGATCTGGTGCATTGTCTCTGCAAAGTGCTCAACAAATTGTTCGTCGTTGGATAACTTAGGGCGCACATGATCAAGGATGACGTGCGTTAACTCGTGCCAAAACGTCAAGGCACGTTCATTTGCTGTAGTGTGTTTGGTCTTGTTGCTGGACGCTATAACAATTAAATTGTCCACGGTATAGCCTGTGGTGTAAGGCTCGTCCACGTGTTTAATCTCAATGATGTAGCGCTTGTTACCAACCTTTACTGACTTTGGTATTTCCATTTACTCTCCTTTATTTTGCGTCACCATAACGCTTTGCTGAACTAACTTCTGCTGCCAGAGGTATGCCCTCCATGTACTTCGGTACAACCGTCATCTGCTCCAAGACCCACTGCTCTGCCTCTTGTGCATAGGCATCCGGCACGATGGCTACTTCTTCATCGTGCACGGTTAAACACACTGAGTACCTCTTTTGAGTTCTCAGCATTCCATCAGTCATAACAATACGAGCTAGCGCCTGAACGATGTTTTCGGTCAGCTTCCCACCGTACAGCTTGGTCTCGTCGGGGCCATACACCACCCCCTTCTCTTTCGAGAATTTGATGTCAGGATAGCGCAGCTTCATGCCGTTTGGCAAGAGAATTTGTTCTTTACTGAACGTTAACCCCTTGTATTTGTACTCGTTACCTCCAAGCAGGCAGTGATCAATTGATGACTGGCATAACGCCCAAAAGTCTGTGACGGGCTGTGCAGCACGTCGGTACTTGTCAATAATTGCTTTAGCAGCTAGGGCGTGTACCAGCAGCTCTTGGTCAGTGCATGTATGCGGGATTTTCTCCAGACGCTTCATAGCTTCTTTGTCATTAACGAAGCGTTGGGCATCTACTCCAGTTACACCAACTTGTTTAGCAAAAGCTTTGTCGTACCGCATGGGGGGTGCGCCAAGGAATCCCGTCAACAACTGCGCAGCAAACGACGCCCATCCCATGCCATAACCTGCGCCCAGTAGTGCTGATTTGGCAGACTGCCGTAAGTCAGGGTGACTCTCCTTGGACAGGTCAGGTATGCCAAACATCTGTGCACCAAACGCGGCGTATGCGTCTTGACCACTCCTAAAGATCTCTAGCAGTGCATCGTATCCACTGATCCATGCAAGCACCCGTGGTTCAATCTGGGAAAGATCACAGACAACGAGGCTGTGTCCTTCAGGGGCAAGGATAGCCCGACGTAGAAAAGATTTACGCTTGAGGTTCTGTAGGTTTAATCCTGAACCTTTACTTGCTGACCACCTCCCTGTGTGCGCTCCGTAATAGTTGAGGGGCACAGGCAGCGTACCTCTTGAGGCTATATCCACGAATCGTTGCGCACGAGTGCGCTCAAGTGTGGACTTAACTTTTAACCGCGCCTCGCACAGCAGTGCTACTTCTTCCTCTGAGCTGTTGAGCAACGCTTGAAACAGCGCGTCATTTTTAGCGAACGCATAGGCTGTCTTACCCGTGGTCTTACTTATTTTTGTCGGGGGCTCCACGCCTAATGCACGAAGTAAATCAGCAAACTTGTCGTTACTTGCCAGTGCTGCCTCCTCCACCCCCAGACGCGTCAGCAGCGCTTTGCGCTTGTGTTCTTCCTCCTCAATAGCTTGTGTCAGCATCTCAACGTCCAGCATCAGCCGAGGCTGCGTGAACATCTTCAGCGTCATATCAATCAGCTTGAGTTCCTTGGCAGGGTATCCCTTGACCAGACGGTTAAACACCTGCTCGCACAGGAAGGTGTCGTGCGCACAATACTCAGCAAGCTCTTTCTCAATCTCAGGGGTCAGCTCCTCCAAACCATCTGTGCTGTGTACTGCCTGACCTTTAGGCGGCAAGCCAAACTCCTGCGCCAGCTTAGCCAAACTGTTTCCCACCTCCACACCACGCAGCGCCCGTGCCATTGACAGTGAATCAAAGATCAGCGCAGGATGCGCTCCGTATCGCCATGACAATATCGCCACATCAAACTGCGCGTTGTGCGCCAATACTGCTGTGTCTGCCCAATCGACGGATGCTACGAACTCAGTAATATCTTTGTGAGAAATCCACAAAGGATCATCATCTGAACCCAGCTCTTTAACGCACAACCCAAATGCTTTGAACCGCTCGTCCCTGATGTACTGCTCAGTAGTTAACTTACTCAGTGTGTAATCTTTACGATCCCATCGTGTTTCAAAGTCAATCACTAATGTTTTCATTGCAACGTCCTATGGGGGCTCATGTCCTCCACAATTATTGTTTTCATTTTCTGTAGCGCCTGCATGATGAGATCCACCATGTCCTCCATGTCAGCGTTGAGTCCTATCATGCTCAGACGACCTGATTCAGGATCAGCCACGATAAGTATCCCCACACCCTCCTTGTTGATGGCGCTCTCTAACAACTCATGCGCCATCTCACTCGCATCCGATTGCTTTAATGGTGTCATTGATGTTCTCCTCGTTAATGACGACTGCTACTCCACCTGCTGCCCTAATACGCGCAATGTGCGCGTCTTGTAGGGGTGTGGTCTTATTCTTTCCTGCTTTGCACTCAATGGCAATGAAGCGTCCATTGTGGCAACAAATGATGTCTGGTATGCCTGACATACCGAAACCACCCGTCACAGGAAAGAAGTAATACACCCCGTACTGTTTAAGGATCTTGACGACTTTGTCTTTGACCTTACCCTCTGGTGTTCTCAAAACGGAGCCTCCTCAATATCTTGTAAGTCTTCATGCTTGTCACGCTTAACAACTTGTAGCTGAGCGCGAGGCAGAAACACATAGTGCGGGAAAGGCCAGCCGTTACTGGTAGGTACGCGCAAGCACACGAACCCATCCTCATCCACCTTAACAACGTAGCCAATCTCGCCTGTTGATTTGATCTTTACTTTTGTATCAGGGTTCACGTGTTTTTCCTCCTGCTGCTTTCCAACCTTGACGAAAACCTTCATGCCAAGCTTTCTCCCAACAGATACACCATAAGTTATACGACCCATCGATTGGGAACGGGAACTCTTCTTTGTATTTCATCATGGTTTTAACATCTTTGCGTCTGATAAATACTGCCCATGCTTTATCCCGTTTTGGGTCACTAACTGGTATGTCATCAAACAGTCCTTTCTTGCTCATGTAATTTTCTCCAGTAATAGTTGTTTAATATGTTCTGGAACTTTCGGTAATGGTGCCCAAGCCACAGCCCAGTCAGCCCACGTACCAACGATGCACACACCACCGGGGTTTAACAGCAATATCTTTACACCAGTGGGTGGTGTGTCTTCTTCTGGCGTACGCCAAAACGCGTTACCAGATAAATAGGACGTGGCTTTCTGAAACATGTTGTGGTCGCCACTCATTGCTCACCCCTTGCTCGGATTGCTTGCGCGGCCACCTTTGTAATGTCTGACGCATATTCAGGATGTACAGCAAGCACATCACAAACCTTCGCACACGCCTCACGTTCATGCGCGGCGACAAGGGTGGCGAAGCGTGTTACAGAACCTAATGGCTTTTCGTCAGATCCGTAAGCCAATCCAGCCTCCCGCGCCATGCGGATTATTTCTTCTCTGTCCATGATTCTTCCCCTTCTTTGTTACTCCATTCTTGCCACCTTGCTGCGATGAGATCTAACAAATGTTTAAGCAGCGATTGATCTGAATCAGATAAATCATCTCTACCTGCGTACTCAAACAGCAAGTTCCATATAGCTTCGCGCTCATGCTCGGCAACAAGATATGCAAAGTATTCAAGCTGATAAAAAGCATGAACAACCCCGTTGGAATCAGCAAGCCCTGCTTCTCTAGCCATTCGGATAACAGCTTCTCTATCCATGATTCTTCTCCTTTAGCTTGGCTTCGATGGCGCAAGCAAAATTACCCCAGTGCTGATTTCCTGAATGGATCTCTTGTATTTCATAAGCCGTCAGCCCAACCCATTCACGCTTTGGAATTACTTTTTCGTGGTATGTTTGATCGTTCATTACTGCCATAGCAAGTGACTGGCAGGTTTGGCATGGTGCGGTGTATAGAGGTGTCCATCGCTCAGGATGACGGCCAATATCTGCTGGTATGTGCGTGATGACATTACCTTCAATAACGTTGTGCATCCACGCCACCGGCTCTTGCTCTGTCTCCAGTGCTTGGCGCAGTGCGGTAATGGCTTGCTTTCTACTAACAAGCCCAGCATGACTTATTGGATCACTCTCCAACGCCTCAAGCGCCTGCTTCATAGCTTCTCTGCTCATGATTTCTCCCCTGTTGCTTTAGCGATGGCTTCATGAGCCTCGCGTTCTATCGTCTTGGACCAGTGCCCGTTATCTAGCAAGCATATGTTGAGGATCGTGTTGAGTGCCTTCAGCAGATCCTGATTGACCTCATGCAATCGGCGCAGTTCAACGGCTGATTCCCTGCCCGTGCTATTGCTTATTCGTCCTTGCACAAACTCAGCGTCCAGCGCATCAGCCAGCCGCAAGGCTTCGGGTTGTTTCATAGCTTCTCTGCTCATGCCCTATCCCCCGCATGTTGTTTCCATGTTTCCTTCTCCTTCATGCGCTGCTCGTACACTTCCATTAACAACTCTGCTGCTTCTTTAATCTTGAACTTCTCAGCAGTACAGTAGTCAGGCAAGCCCTCGGCGTAACCCTCAAGCCATGCGGCCAACATGGCGAACCTATGCGCGGGACTCATTCCTCACTCCTCTTCATAAAAGGAGGCTCGTCTGCGTTGTTCAGTATCCGTGCAATCTCACGGTCGATATACCAACGTGCTTTACGCAAGTCCTCAACCTGCTCACCTTTCAGGCCAGCTCGCCATAAATATTTAATAGCATTTCCTACACAGAAATTCATATGCTCGGTAATCTCGATACACTCGACACCGCTAGGGTGCTCGGTGTAATGCTTGGGGTGATTAACGGGGTCGTGGTTCATAAAATCCTCCATCCTTTCACTTCATCAGTCCATGATCGTTTCCATAACTGCATCGTCGTAAGACGTGCGTGTGCTTCTGCTAACTCAGTCGTGGTGTACTCCTCACGCTTTGTCCAATGCCCCGGCCCTACCCATTTATGTTTGTCGGTGTAGTGTGGGTAGTACGGCACACCGCGCAAAATAAATATAGGTTGTGTTTCTGTGTCTGCTGCTTTATTTAGATTCATCAAACTCATTTAGATTTTCCTTTTACTGTTGACCACGAACTACGTAAATGGCCGACGACTGTAGCGTTATAAACCTTTCCTTGCAGGTATGTTTTAGCAAGTGTATTGCTATCCCTCTTCCTTTCTCTTGACTCCTTTGATGTTATGTGCGAGTCCACCATGTTCATCAACGTATCTATCTTGCTCTTACCTAACCACGCAACAAGCTCATCATCATTCATCTTGCCCTCCCACAACTTATCGCTGAGCTTGGGTAAATACGCTGCTATAAAACGCGCAATAGTTGTCCAGTGCTGCTTGCCATAACGTGGCGTTCGCTTGAGTGTGTTGAACTTCTCGTACGTGATATTGTTTTCTTCCACAAACATAGGAACTGCTTTGCTTGTGTACATATGACGCGGTGCTCGCCACAACTGGATTAGCTTTCTGTCCCACAACTCCTGCAACACCTCGTCGTGGGCTTCGGCAAACAGATCATTCAAGAGGCTCACGGTGTTCTCTCCTCTTGAGCATGGCGTCTGCTATGCGGTATGCAAAATCAGCAAACGCTTTCTCTGGTGACGTGTGGGGCATCTGCCCCCAACGCCCTGCGAGTATTCCCGTGATGGCAGCTTTGGCAAACTCATCACGTAGCTTGTCGTACTCATTCATGATTCACCTCCACTTAGTCTGAACTCAATACGCGCTCTGTCCAGTGCAGCAATACGCTTGCGCTCTGCAACAACTTTTGGATCTTTCCACGGGTACGGTTGTTTAAGAAGACGCCACTGTCTTTTGAACGTTTCGAGTACGTTTGTGCTTTCGCTTGTTGTTTTGATGTGCATCTCTTGCTCCTGTCATGTTGAATGGATCACTGAAAAAAGGTTCGGGTATGGTCACCCTTGTCTTGGCAAACTTCTTGCAATACATCTGGTCTTCGTTTTTCTGAAATAACTTCTCCTGTTTTGTGGGTTCCATCGTTATAAACTTGTAGTGCCGCTCTGCCGTGATGTACGGCCTGTCGGGATCTTTCTTTAAGAAACTTTCAACGCACCCCAACCGCGTGAGTCTGGTCATCAATGAGTAGACAGTGTTCTTGTCTAGCTGCACCTGCAACGCAATTTCTCTTACGGTTGGTGGGGTCACTCGTTTCTTAACGTACTTGAGTACCTTGAGTTGTTTATCGGTCAGGGGCTGTGGGGTCATCCATACGCTCCTTTAACCATAACACTGCACAGCGTGAATGAAACAAGGCTTCGTTTGCATGATGCAGTGCCTGTTCATAACGCCTCTCGTTAACGTACTCGTACACATTTTTCAACTCCCTGTGTGCGTTGTGTAAGTGTTCGCTTATATCTTTCATATCTTTCCTTTATTGTTACCAAAAGAACTTACGTGGTAGCTCAGCAAATTTAGGCAGTGCCTCAAACGTGTCAGGCTCATCGAGTCTGACTGCTTTTAATAGCGCTCGTTCAAGCGCAGCGAGGAACTGCTTAGCCGTGATATTAGACGCATGTGCCTCTGGAGAGTCACGAAGTGACATACCGCGCATCGAATAACGACTGCCACTTATCAGGTCATTGTTTGTGAGATACGTTGAGTACAAGTTATCGAAAACAAGCTGACCCAACTCGTTGAGGATGAACTCGGTCTGCTCCTCTAGCTCGCTGATGCGAAGGGTACGTTGTAAGTTATTTATCTCTTTGGTTGCCAGTGACTTACTGAATAACCTTCGTGAATCCCACTGCGCGTTTTCACGGTATGAATCCAAGCGATACGTTGCCAAGAGCTTGATGGTTTCAATCTGCTTACGGAACGCAGCACGTTCCTGTCTACGCTCATCAGACACCACACGCTTGCACACGGGGATGTGATCGGATGCACTGACGACGAGTTTGCCTGTCGAAGTGAACGTGAGCATGGTTGAAAACAACTCGTTCCCGTGCTTGATCTCTGGATGATCGCGCTTGTAATGCTTATGCACGACGTGGTTAAACGGTACGACATACTGCTTGCCGTCCTCACCCATAAAGCTCGCTACCTGTCCACCGTAGCAACCCACCACGTTCCGTGCAATAAACTTACGAGAAGTTAGCGAGTCATGCCCACGGATATACACAACACGATAGCCGTGCTGATCGGGCTTGAGATAGCGGATCATCTTAGTGTGATACAGACACACGTCGAAGTAGGCGTCATCTTCGCCGCGCTCAAGTCTGTACTGCCATGATGATACATTCTTGAGCGGTCGCTCGTGGTTGCTCCACTTCTTTGAACGTGGAGGCTTAGGTGTTTTATCAAACCACTTCTTGGCGTGTTCGTACGATGTGATTGCGGGTAATGCCCATACGTTTGCTGAAAATGCCATGATTACTCTCCAAAGTTAGTTGCTAAACGATGCACTGCGTAGATGTAGTCATACATCCCGCCGTTGTTATCCACCTCGTCATAAGTCTCAGCGCCGTCCTCACCAATCGCGAGGAAGCGATAGTCAGCTTCAAAATACTGATGCGCGTCTTTATATAACTGCTCGTGCGCTTGAACATCAGGGAAGTCTGGATACCACTTCACATCGTCTACTTCAAAGGTGATGAGCGGTTCTTCTTTGTAGTCGTGCTTAGTCTCATTAACAGCTTGATAAATGTTGGGGTCGTTCTTAGCTAGCATGAGTGCAATGAACGCTTCACGATCATCAAACGATTTGAACTTTATGACATACGCAACATCTGATCTATATCCCATAGTTACTCTCCTTGAAAAGTTGTTGTTGAGTAGACATCATGTCTACTCATGTATTTATTCGACGCGCAAAACCTGAACTTCGTTATTGGACACACAGGTCTTGTAAGTCTTTGGCCCCCAATGTTTGGAAGCCCAGCCTGTTATAGAACTTTGTAGTGAGTTCGCATCGAAAGGTGTGACGGGTATACACGCAACATCACCAACTTGTAGTGAAGCCAAGTATGGGTGATAGTGTTTGTGCATTGCGCCGTATGGATACAGCTTGCCAAACTGTTTCTTTTTCTTAGCGGGTGCACGAACAATCTCAAGCTCCCCGAACTCTTGACCATCGGTTGCTATAACTTTGTATTTGCAACCCGTGGCATTTAGTAATCGAATTGCTTGCTCGATGGTCTTTAGCGTGATGGCAGGTAACTGCTGCTGAACTGGTTTGGTTTGTTCCATGATGTGCTCCTGTTTGGGGTAAGAAGAAAGTGACACTGGTTGAAAGAGGTCAAGTTGGCTCATGATTAAATCCTTCCTTTGATGTGGATTGCTTTACCCTGCGGAGGGACGAAGGACTCGTTGTCAACGATGCCCCACAACGCAGCGCAAGGCACGACTGCATTGTTCCCATCGAGATAGCCATCGGTCAGCCAGATAACTGCACGTGGCTTGTACTGCTTCTCAGCGATATACTTCACAACACACTGCGGTGTCGTGCCGCCCCCACCCATTGGCTTCATGAGCGTAGCAATCGAGTGATACTCGTCGGGCTTGAACAACTGCTCGCCACACACGGACGTGTCCCACCAGATAACGCGCAGTGCATCGGGCATAACAGTCTGTGCGATCTGTGCAATCTCACCGAACAAGATGGGGTAGATCGGCCCCATCGAGCCTGATGTGTCACCCGCGATAATGATCTCGCCTTTGTTGTATGAGAAGTGCGAGGGCAGCAAGATGCCAAGTGGGGCGAAGCGCTTGTTGGGCGGGACAAAACGCGAGTGCTCATCACCCTTACAGATAGCGTCGAAGAACTCACGAAAATGTTGACGCCACTCGGTGTTACGTTTTGTAGCGTTGAGGTCGAGCTTGCTGCCACCCTTGCCATCACCTGCTAACTTGTCAGCAAGCAGCTTGCCCTGACGTGCTGCCTCGTCGATCTGTCGATGTGCTTTCTCAGCCTCACCCTCATCAAGCTCATCGAACAAGTGATCATCGAAGCCACCCTCATCATCGCCGTCATCCTCGCCACCCTGATCAATCAAGTCACGCAGCACACGCAGGAAACTCCAGCCTTTGTATCTGGTATTAACGTATGGCTTGATTGTGGGGCGCTCGACCCACGTGAAGTTAGGATCAATCTCCTCGATGGTGAGGTTGATGACGTGATCCATCGCTATGTTGGACAGCTTGGGGTAACGCTTGCAAACATCTCTGTACTCGACACAGTGCTTGAGCAACTTGTGTAAGTTCTCGTGGATGCGGACATAGCGCAACTGCTTGCGGTTCTGTGCAAGCACGAAGTCAGGGTTGTAATACTCATCACGACCATTAGTTGCAGCCGTGGGCAGACGGTCAGTGATCTCCACCTTACCCACCATTGCCACGCCACTAAGCTGCGCAAACAGCGCGTTACGTGTAAGGTCGATACCAACAGCAGTCACACGCTCGTGTGGTGTTAAGTCTTTATACATAGCTCTCTCCTTGGAAATGAGGGCGTGTGCCCTCGTTAATTAAAAGTTAAACTTGTCGAGCAGCGCGTCCACGTTCTTGCGCACGTCATCACGTACAGCCTCGTTAGTGCGTAACTCTTTAGCGTCCACCCCTTGCAGGGCTTGCATGAGTCCCACACGCGCTTGGTCAAGTGTGTGGTCGTTGATGATGTTGAGGTGCTTGACCATGTCGCACAGCTCCAACGCACCCGTGACAAGTGAGTCGTGGAACTTACGAGTCTTGCGATCACCGTCCACCTCGTCATACCCCAGCCTGTCCTGCATACGCACGAGGTGCGTCTTGAGTCGCTCACGTATGTCAGCCATCGCAGCCTCCACGCGCTCGTCAGCAATCTTGGCTAGTCGCTCCTGAAGTTCTTTCTGAGCGTCATTGCCCACGTCAACACGGAAGTCCCCCGCACGAGGCACAGGCATATAGTTCACACGGAAGGCGAACTTGTGCTCGATGGTATCCACATCAGGGTAGTCATCACGCTTGAACATATCGCCAAGCGCCATCGCCTGTGCTGTGATGAGCGAGGGATACACACGGATGAAGTCCTCCACAAATGAGAAGAACGTCTGCTCGCTGTCATTCAAGCGTTGGTTAAACTCGATGAAGCGTGATGTGGGCAACAGCCTGATGCCGCTGTCTGACCACGGCATGGTGTTCTCGTACACGTATGTGCGTACGCTGCCAACGTAAGTGTTGATCACGTCCAGCTCATTGCGCCCTGCAAGCAGGTGCTTGTTGACACGAGCTGCATCCTTAGCAGCAGCGTTCTTGGAGGTGACCACCTCATCAGTCGTCTTCTTGTCCAGCTTACGCGCAGTCCACACTGAAGCGTTGAACTCAACGAGCATGGAGCAGGTGTCGATGTTGTAACGTGTTGTCATGATGTTTCTCCTTGTGGTTAGTGGTGCTACTTAGTTCAAGTCCAAGAACTGCTTGGACTCACGCAACATGCGTCCGAATGAATCGACACGGACGAATGTGGTGACCTTCGTGCTGTTGCTTATTGATGTGATGAACATGTGCTTGATCTCCTCGCGCATACGCTCAACGTATGTGGTCACGCTCTCAGCCTCCTCACGTGTGTTGGCACGAGCGACGAACTGATGCGCTTGGATGATCTGTGCCACGGGATCACTGACAAGTGGCGCACCGAGTGGGTCACGCACGATGAGGTTAAAGTCTGGCAAGGTATTGCCAAGGCGTATGTGTGTGCAGAGGTTCTCTGCAAACGGCCCCACCGCACCGTAGAGCTGCGCCCTCACGAGGTTCATACCCACATCATCAAGCGTTGACACGATGTCAGACGCTGTCTCCATCGAGCGAGGCGAGGCATATGCGTCCTGCATCTCCCGTGGGTTGTAGATGTGTGGGTTGTCCTTGGCTAGCGACTTGCCTGCATACTTGCCCTCGGGCTCGTAGTCAAGAAACGAATCGAAGATCTGCGGATGCTTGACAGCACAGGAAATGACGCGATAGTCCAACCCCTTGCGCTCAGCGTACGCACGCCACTCGTTAAGCGTGGGCTTGCGCATCTTGACTCGGATGATACGGTTGCGGATGTGTGCAGGTATGTTGTCACCAAGTCCCTCGATGCCAAGGTTTGTACCCAAGATGACAGCCGACCCCTCGGGGAAGTGGTAGTCACCGACCCGATACTCATAGGCTATGGGCGCTAAGACATTCTTGACATAAGGTGGTGCTTTGGCAAACTCATCAACGAAACACAAGATAGGACGTGAGCCGTTAACACCAAGACGGTTAGTCTTACTCAACCCGAACCGCTCGTTGGGCAGCTCGCGTGATACACCTGCCTCACGGTCAATGTCTGGCATCCACACTGAGCCATCACTGAGTTGAGTTGCGTCGATAGGGTCAACGCTGATGTGGTCAGCAAACTGAGGATCACGGCGCAGTGCGTGATACACAGCAGTCTTACCGATACCGTTCTCACCCTCGATGAGGATGGTGCGCCGCTTGCCCCGCTTGTGGTGGGCTTTGATGACAGCAGTGACTTCGTCGAACGAAAGAAATAATGATTGGTTATCCATGCTTAACTCCTTGATTTATATATGTTTGTGTTACACAGTAGGTTATACAGCAGATTAGACATCATGTCAAGTATTAGACATTTGGTTCTCCTTAAGATGTTATGGGGAACTTGGGTTAGGTAGACGGGATGTCTACCTAGCGTGGGGTGGGGTTACTTGACGATGATCGTGAGGCGACTGAGCGCGGTGTCTATCTTCTCCTCAAACAACTCATCGAACATATCGCGCACTGCGCTGTCTGATACGAGGTCGTTCTCGCTGATAGCGTCATCAATCTGTGAGCTTAAGTCGTGGTTGTTGATAGCCTCTGCGATGTCGTCGCCAAAGTCGTGATTGTCTACGACTTCCCTCACGTGATCTGAGAAGTCAAACGCTTGGCAGTGCTCGTTCACGTGTGTCTCAATCAGCTTGTCGAACCACGTGGATGCTTGCAGCATAGTCTCAAGTGACTGCTCGACATCAGGCTTGCGCTCGTGCATCTCTGCCTCAAGTCTGTCGAGCCGCACGTGTATGTCACGGATAATCCCAAGCTCACCGATGCGGTGAAAGATGTGGTTAGTGATAGCGGTGATGATGCCGTCAATAAGTTTGATGTTGTTAGTGTCCATGTTAATGCTCTCCATAAGATGTTTGTGAATGTGTATGAGTGGGGTAAATGTTAGTCAGTCATCATTGTTCTCCTTACCTTCGGTTTCTTTCATAGCCCAGTGATACAGCTTCGTGCACTCGGCAGCGCATGTGGCACTGTCGATGTGGCCTACGTCACGTAGCTCAATGAGTACAGCCTGTGCCCTGACTGCTTCATTCCACGTGTCTACTCTGTGCTGCCATTTGTTATTCATATTCAGCACCTACGTAACATCCGGCAAAAAAGTGAGGGCCAACACATGCGCGGACATAACCTACAGCCCATCTGCGGGTTGGTTTAGGACAGTCTCGTCGCCACTCCTTGTCAAGGCGTGACGTGGGCCACTCGCGCTTTGGTTTCTCTAGCGCCCATGCCAGCATCTTGCGCACCGTGGTGCGTTTGTTCTTGTAGAAAGTTTTCTTGGTTTTCATTTCAGTGCCTCCACGTATGCTTGCATGTACTCCCCTGCTTCCTTGAACCATCTGTCTCGCTTTGCCTCGTACTTCTTCCTCCTCGCAAGGTCAGCAGCGTATGCCTCAGCGATGTCTGGTGGTAGCTCAACCTCTGTCAGTCCTGCTTGTCTGAGTCGGTTGGCTACGTAGCAGCGCATGGCTGCAATGAGTGGGGTTGGCCCAGTGCAGTAACCCATACCAATACTGCCGACCCACCTAAACGGCCCACCTACACTGACGCCGTGGCCGAGTTCAATTTTTTGCTCCTCAATAATGCGTCCACCTTGCAGCCAGTTGCTCGATGGCTCGTACCACGGCGCACCGTGACGATGATTGAATGCTCCGTAGTTAGCAGTCATCAACCGCTTGGACTTGGCGAGGTACAGCTTGCGCTTCTCGCACTGTCCGACTGACCAATCGAGGGCCAGCGTATCCATCTTGTCTGGTGTTATCTTCATTTCAGTTCTCCTTCTGTGTTTAGTGCAGCTATGGGCAGGACAATAGCGTCCCTCTCCTCCTGCGTCAGGTTCAGGTACTGTGACTGTCTGTAGAGCAAGTCCACATCTCGTGGTGTGAAGATGTACGGGTTGTGCTCAACGGGTGCTGGGGGTTCTACCTTCTCCCACCCGTGAAAGACTAAGTCTGCGTTACTGTGCGTGTGGTTGAACTTATCAAATACATTTTGAAAGGCTTGTGCCTCTTTGAACGTGAGGTTGTCGAACCGCAGCACGACTGTCCTGTTGTTCTTGGTGCGCAGTTCAGCGACTGCCTTGTACTTGTTTCTCACTGCACGAGGCTTGCGCTCGTGCTGCTTCGCCCAATCGAGCCATTGCTTGAGTGTTGGTTTATCTGGTGTGTTCATGTTTACTCTCCTGTGTATAAGCTCATGTACTGATGACCCTTGAGTCCGTAGCGTATGCCCATGTATCGCGTACCCTCGATGCGGTAGAACACGTGGACGGGGTACTGCAACGCCATGCTGATCTGCATGTATCTGCTTAGCCGTTGTTGGATGTTTGGCGCAGCATCACACCACTTGTACATATCGTGGGTTGTCAGGCGTGTGCTGTTGGGCCACTCGTGCATCTGCACGTCCCACAACTTTCTTTTACTTATGCTCATGTCATTCTCCTAGTATGAGTATGGTCAGCGCTACACCTAGCGCGAAGGCTAGTGCGTAGCCAATCAAGGTGTCCCAATAGTCAGCGTTCATGTGTTTCTCCTTAAGTTGTTTGCGTTAAGTAGACAGGTTGTCTACGCAGGGGTTAAACAGTGGGGATGATTTGTTTGGGTGGGCGTCCTCGCTTGCGTGGTGGGGTTGATAGGGCTGCGCTGTGTTTGGCGTAGCGTTGGTCGTGCTTGAGTTGTTGGGCTTGCTCCTTCTTCATGTGTTGTTCCAGTAAAAAGAGTTTGATGTCGGCAGGTCTGAGCGATAGGTACTTACGCATGGCGTGGTGCATCTTCATGTACTCGCTTTTCTTTCTGCTTTCTTCTAGCTTGCGGCGCTTGAGTTCGTTGTCGTAAGCGATCTGAGATATGTCACCTGCGGCAAAGCGATTGGCTAGTTCGTTGCGTGTGAGTTCGCGTAAAGGCTTGCGTGGGGGTCGGCATTGGCGGCATAGCTTGGAATCAATCCACGGTAAACGCTTGCCAGATAGCCCTTTTGCGATGGCTTGAGCGCGTGTTCCACGGTATCTGAAATGGGTAGTTGGGAAGGTGTTTTCGCACTTGATGCAGCGTTGAGTGTGGGTTGTTTGAGCGTGTGACATTGTCTAGTCCTTGACAAAAGTGAGGGTGAAAAAGCAGTTAAATACCAAAAGTGTCCACTTTGTCCACTTGGAAGTGGACAGTAGTTTACCCAATAAACACGGGGGGTTTGAGCGATTAGCGCCAGATGTTAATACGGGGAAGTGGACACAAATTATAGGGTACTTCATATGAAAAACGAGAAAAGTGTCCAACTGTCCACCAAAATCCAGGAACTACACAACTTAAGGCAAAAAAACAAAAGACGAGGAAGATGGGCAGCCAAATTAGAATACAAGAAAAAGAACGTCCAAATAAATGCGTATATATATATAGTAGACAGTAAGACAGATATATATAAGAGCCCCGTGGGACGGGGCTTTGCGCTTGTTCACGCTTGTGTCCACGTGGATAAAAAACTGGGTCACACAAAAAAATCATTCCATAACACGTTGTGGAGAAGTTCTCCACAACGTATCACCAAGAACTACTGAAGCCAGAGGTGGCGTTTGTCCTTGTTGACGTGAGCGAGCAGCTTGAGGAGCTGATCGGGTTGAGGTGGACGTGTGCCGCGCTCAAGACCGCCGTAGAACTTCTGGCGCTCCATCTGTTGGGCGTTTAGTTGCTCGCGCTCGAAAGCGATATACCAGCTTGGTTTGTTCTTCATGATAGTTCTCCTTAAGATGTTGGTACTAAGTAGACGGGATGTCTACTTAGAGTGCTGCTTTGAGTGCGCGAATCTGCGCGGGTGTGAGTTCCTTCTTGATCTTCTCAAGCATGGCAGCTACTACGTCGATGCGCTTCTTAGTCTTGGGCTTGGTGCTTGGCTTGCGTGGGGCAGTGATACCCAATGAGTTCATGATGCGATTGATCTGCTTTTGACGCATCAGGTAGTCGTCATGCTCTGTGTTGTAGGCAATACCTAAGCCAATGTCTGCGCCACGTGTGCGAGCGACATAGAGCGAACCTGCACCAGCGTAGTAGAACTCATCACACGCGATGATGATCGTGTGTAAGACCGTGTGAAAGTCTGTATCGCCAATGGTTGCCTTGAGCTTGCGTACGCTGTCCGCGAAGGACTCGCCTGCTTTGAACACGTTACGGG